CAAAAACGAGGGTACGGCTTCGATTTCAAAAAGTCAACGGAAATGGTAGTATCGGTTTCATTCGCTTTGACGCCAAGATCGGGGAAGCGGCCCAGACGGAAACGGATTGTTGTTGGGGATCGCGGCTTGGACGAAGTAGCGCCGACAATCCGCGCAAGCGCAGGCGGGCTTCCAGGCACAGGCTTCTTCGATCAGCTCGTCCAGTATCTGCGACCTCATTTTCAGGCGGCCGTCGGCATCCCTGTTAAAGAGGTCGAAGGCTTGCCGAAATGTCTTGGTCCGCCGACGCCGTTTGCCGGTGACAGGACAACGCGCATAGACGGTTTGACGGAGACGGATTTCCCGCCAGTCGTTTTTCATGGCGATGGCCCCGGCTGGCAAACGGGTGCTTCGGGCACTGCGATCTGCGGCCCCCAATCCAGCGTTGCCAGCTCAACGGCGTCATGCAACAGCGCGAGAGGATCGTCGGGGGACAGGCCGACGAACCATTTCATGCGCAGAAACGGCGTTGTCCCCGCGAGCGCCACGATGTACTGCCAGTGCGGCACTGAGGCATTGATGCGGACGAAGTACAGGCCCTCGGTTGTCGGCATCATTCAGAGGCTCCATACCAGGATCAGCATCCCGACAATCAGCACGATGGTTGTTATCGACCAGAGATAGTACTCAATCCGTGTCATCGACGATCTCCTTTGCTGCTTTCTTTTGTCGTCGCGCGTTGTCCCGCAACCGTTCGACTTCTTCGACCAGCGTGACAATGGCCAAGGGAGCATGGACGAAAAACAAGGCGCGGTTTTCCGCCAGCTCCTTGTCGCCGTAGAACACGCCGACCGCTCGGCCGGTGGGCAATTCCACAATCGGACAACCCAACACGCTGCTATGCCTCCCCGCGACGTAATCGGCGGAGATGACGGATTGGGCAAGCTGTCGCCAACGAAGAAGCTTTTCGCCGCTGATTTTGGGCATCACTGTCCCGCGAGATCGTTGGGACCGATTGCCGCTCGAACGGATGCGATGTTCTTGCGGCTCGGCTTTGCCGGATTGCGCCGGCGTCGAGATTGCTTCTTGCCCCCGCCAGCCGGTGCAATCAAATGCAGATCGGAGAAATCCCGCTCCAGCAGCCGGCGCACTTTCTCCGCCCGATCCATGAAACGCCGGTAGAACAACTTGCTCGTGTTGCCATGCGCATAGGCAAGGCCCCGATACCGCTCCATCGCGGCGAGCAAGGCATCCCTATATACCAGTCGATCAGCCTTGCCCATGGCGATTTCCCCCGCGCTCGGTCGTCGTCGCAACGTTCGTCTTGCTATGCATTTTCGTCCTCCTTGACTTGCAATGCCCGCCGATGCCGTAGACGGCTCGGAAAAAGCGAACGGGCCGGGCGTGACCCCGATTTAAGCCGTTCCAGGGGTGACGCATGAGCGCCGTGAGGAACAAGCCCCGTCCGACCGCCGAAATCAGGCGGATTTAACCCTGCACAAGCCGTTCATGGCTTACTGGCAATTGTCGCATGACCAGTCGCCGTCATGATCTCCGTCATGATCTCCATCGCCGTCACCGTCCCCATCCCCGTCCCCATCCCCGTCGCCATCGCCGTCGCCGTCACCATCGCCGTCACCATCGCCGTCACCGTCGCCACCACGGCTGGAGCGTTGCTGCTGAAGCTCGTGGTCGTTATCCGCCGGACAGGCTTTGTAAGGCCGGCTGAACGCGCCGGGAATATCGCAGTCGGCAGCCGGACAGGCGTTGTACGTGTTCGTGTAGACGCCGGGAACATCGCAATCCACAGCCGCATGAGCTTGGCTGTAGGTGAGCGACACCGTTTCGGGGATCGCCCGCATCGTATCCGTGTCGATCTTGACCGGCGTACCGGACAGCGCGATGGCTGCCAACGTCACGCTAAAGTACCTCGTGGTTTTCATTCTCTGCTCCAAAGTTTTGCCGCTCGGCAATTACGGCGTTGTCATCTGCTGCTGCTCCGTTGCCGCCGGAGTTTCGGGAATTGTCGCCAGCGGATTGTCCACAGGCGATGCGTCCGCCGCCGGTGCCGGGACGAACACGAAACGCTGGCAATCGTAGATCATCTGCACATTGCCCCGGCGGATCATTTCGGCGATCTGCGCCGTGACCTTGTATTGGCCGCTATCGAGAGCTTTTTCGCAATCGACAGCCGTCTCGTACACGTTCGGTTGCGGCGACAAGGTGCTGCCATTGCCGGCTACGGCCAAAATCACGATCAACCACTTCATTGAGAATTTCTCCTTTTCCACAGCATGATCCACCGCCGGTTGTTGTCCCGCTCGTCGCGGCGACATTGCGGCGCGTACAAATGCCCGATCAAAGCATGATACCCCACGATGGCAACCGGCACCAAGGACACGCCGAGCGCCAGGTAATCGTCTTGCCATCGCGCAAAACACGCCATCGCCCAGGGCATGTACAGAATTCCCAGGCTGGCGATCAGCAACACGATGCCCAGGGGACGGAGCCGCTGCAACGGCTTGTCCGGCAATCGTGGCGCTTCGCGGCGTCGTCCCAGGCTGCTCAATTCCGTGCGTCTCCCATCTTGGTTTCCGCTGCGGCTGTCGCCATGCCCGCCATCAGAAACCCCGCGCCAGTTTTTCGGCAATGGCCTCGTACTCGGACGAAATCCGATATTGCCGGTCGCGCTCTCGGGATACGTTTCCCCACCTGGACGCCTCCAGCCGGCGAACCCACGCCCGGCCATGCCAGTAGCCCGGCAACGCTTCGAGCGCGGCATAGGAGATCGGCGTCGGCGCTCGGCGGGGTTCCGCCGGCACGATCCCGGACGGGTTTATCCCGCCGTCCTGGCGAACGAGCAGACGCCAAAGTTCCAACAGATAGCCCATGATTAGCGCTCCACCCGTTCGTACACGCCGACAACGTACTGAAACGGCATTTCAAGAACGATGCCGTATGCGTATCCAGGCTCAAAGGCGGCGGAGTAGTTCATGGCAACCAGGGGGCCTCCTTGATGCACCAAAAACGAATTTACCTTTCGCCACCCTTCGACCTTACCGTCGCCGAGAAAGGGAAGATCGAGAGCTTCCAGGTCGCCGGCATTGTAATCCTCAATATCGGCTGCTTCGATCATCAAGGGGTACCCGGCTTCGTTAGCAGCAAGCAATGCCGCAGCCCGGTTAGCGCGGCGCAGCATCGCGTCGGCCTGGACGCCGACAGGGTAGCTATTCTGCGGCATCGAAGTCTCCCTTGCTCTTGCCCGTCGCTTTCGCCGCCTTGCTGCGGTTCGGATGCGCCCGTTTGTTGTGCAGGCGCTCTTGCATCGAATGCATGATCCCCCAAACGCGCGAATAGCACTCATAGCGCACATCGCCAGGAACGCTATCCTTGAAGTTCGAGTAATCGATTTCGCAGACAAGCTGAGCCAGTGTGCGGGCCACCTCGTCCTTGGAAACAAACGCCCGAAACCGATAATCGCTGCGCGGCGTCTCGACGACCGTTGCGTTCGGAAATACCCGGTTAATGTCGGGTTTCACCCGCGCCCGAACATACAACATGCTCGGATCGGCCGGATCGTTTACAAGCGAGAGAAAGGAATTCTTCAGAAAAATCCACATTGGATACCCTCCTTGGTCTAGGGGGTATCCTACCGCATTACTCCAAATTGTCAAGATAAAGATCGGATCGGAGGATCGCCGCCTCCCCCCGTTGCCGCGCCGCCGCGCTATTGCCCCCCAGGTTCACCCAGTCGTTCCAGTCCGATGTTAGCCGGTCCCCATCCTCAAGCCGCCTAATAGAGCCATTTTTAGCCTTCCAGGGGCCTTCTCCGGTCACAGGTCCGGTCAACAAATGCATAGGCTGTGTGCCCGGCGTGTCCCAGTAAAGATCGGCGTAGATGAGACCCCCGGATTTTAGGGGCAGCAGGGCCGCGACGAGGCGATCCCCTCCCAAGCCGGTCTCCACCACCAGCGGCAGGCCGGCCTCATAGGCATCGATCACCCTCATTCCTCGACCTTTGGCAAGTACTTGACCACCACCGTCTCTATCGGCCGCCCATCCGGCCATTTGGTGATCTTGTGCTTCCGCAAAACGCGCAAGACGGCATCGCGCTGCGTTGGAGTGTCCACCACGATGGCCTCGAAATCGTCGAACAGCGACAACCCGTTCTTAAAGATCGTCTCATTGGCGTTTATGCTCCTGATCTCCGTCCATTCGGCAACGCCGAACCGACGGTGGTGAATAACGTCGTCTTCGCTTGTCACGCTGCCGTACCTGTCCGACGAATAGCTAATGGCATCCGTGCGCTTGAGAGCGCGCGCCTTCCAAACGAGCTTCGTGCCGGAAACAACACTACGCTTCTTGATGCGCGTGAACACATAGTCTGCGCCGCCGGTCTGCATGTCCTCAGTCGGCGACAAACCATCAGGGGCAATGCCACGGCGCAATTTGTCCGTCGTCGCCACGAGCGCCCCGCCGGAATTCAGGATGCTGTCGATGGTCTCCGACATGTCTGCGGTATACACAGAGTGCATCAGCACCGTTTCCTTGTCGAACGTCCGCCACTTCTTGCTGTTTTCGTCGATCAGCGGCGTTTCGCGAACGACGCGCCCCTGGCCGAATGCCTGATAATTTCCCGCCGGATTATAGCCGGGGAGCTTGTCCACGTTCTTATTGGTCGCGGTCTTGATCGCCTGCTTTAAGCGATCCACCCGCTCCTGCTGACCCTCGATCCCTGCAACCTCTTTCGTCGTCTCCTTGTAGGCGCGTCTGTGCTGGTAGAGTATCTGCCGCAAGTATAATTCCTCCTGGTCCAGGCCCGTGGGCCTCGACATATCCAAGCCGAGTTTTTCCAAGGTCTTGAACACGCGCGGCACGTCCCCGGTGTCCGCGTTGTCAATCTCGACACGAACGTAGTTCTTCAGCGCGCGCAAGCGATTGAAGTCACCCTGCGGTTCCGTCGGCAGGTAGGTGATCCTCACGCCGTCAACATCGGCCGTGTAGCTGGGCGCGGTCTTCAACGTGCCCCACTCGAACGTCTTGGTTTCTGCCAAGTAGCCGTTTTTAGCTGTGCCTTGCTTGAAAAACTGGCTTTGCGCCATTTTCGAGAATTGAACGCCCTGGCTCGGCGCGGTTGTCTCCGGTTGAATTTTCTCGAACACGCCCGACGGACTGGAAAAGAGCTGACCCTCCGTTTTCTTGAACGTAATCGTCTTGGACGAGGCGACCTCCTTCAAGTCCTGTATCCACGGCTGGTAATGCTTCGCAAGCTCCAGCAGCGCCTCGGGGTCGTACTTTTTTTGCAGAACCGCATCATTGAGATCGGAAACAAACTTGGCGTGTAGCGTCATGACCTCGGCGATGCGCTCTAAATCCTTCGGGCGAAGTTCTTGTTGCGCAGCTTTTTGCGACCTCAACCCCTTCAGGGCGCGGACGATGCCGGCATCCAGCTCGGGGGCGCTGAATAGCGACAACTTCTGTCCGGGCAAGTTACCCGCCGCCTTGCGCACATATTCCTGCATGATCGTCTCGCCGCGTCCGCGCACCTTCAACGTGGCCACCAGTTTCCGGGTTCCAGCCTCGGATGTAACGAAGTTCAACAACACGGATTGGTCTTCGATCATGTCCTTGTCCGTGGGCATGACATAGCCGTTCGACCGGCTGTCCTCCACAGTCTTGCTTTCAACGGCCGTTACCCGTTTTCCCGCGTCCTCCGGCAGAAGCGCGGCCTTCGGCGTCTTGACGACCACGGGGTATCGTTCGATGAGGTTTGCCTTGCGAGCTAGAAGCTTTGCCCGCAATGCGATGTTCTCCGCCCGGTCGCGCGGCCCAAACTTCTCCACGAGTTGCAAGATCGTGTCGTCGTCGATCTGCGCGATGCGTTTCACGCTCTCGCGGATTTCATCCTCCGAAATGTCCTTGAACACAGCAGCCGCCTGCTTGTTCGTGCCGTTGCGCAGCGTATCGATCTCATCCACCGTGTCCCCGAATGCTAATCCTTTTGCCGTGCCCTGCGCGCGATAATTGAGCGAACCGCCCACATCGACGCGGATGGCTTGGTTGCCCTGCACGAGAATGTTGTCGAAATCGAGACCAATCACGTCCCAATCGGCGAGCCACGCATCGACGGCATACCCCTCGTACAAGTCTTTCAGCCGCTTGGAGGACTTGAGCGCCGCCACGTCCGACTTGGCATCGTCGATGTACTTGGAAGCGACCCAAATCTCTCCTTCCGGGCCATACACAAGCTCCAACTGCGGCACTTTGATGCCGGCGGCTTCATAGAGCTTGCCCGCCAGAACCTCGTTTCGCGCAACATCTTCCGATGCAACGTACTTGACAATCCATTTGTCGGCCGACACGGCATCTTGATACATCGCTCCCGGTACGGAACCTCCGGGCTTGGGGCCGATCTTGTTCAACTGCTTGATCGAAAGCCCGATGCCCTGAGCCGCAAGAGCTGCCTTCTCCTTGGCAAGCTCGGCGAGCTGCTCTGTCGCAGCGGCGGCGAGGTCTTTGGCCTTCAATGCCCCCTGCAACAAATCGAGACGCTCCGCCACGGACATTCCGGGCTTGATTTGGCCGCCGTCGAGCAAGAACTGGTAGGTCACGTTGTTAGCCGATTTCAGGCTTTTGAAATCGGCGACGATCTTCTCTTGCACCGCGATTTCCAGCTTGAGCTTTTCGACCTGCTGAATCGGCGACATTTTCTTGAACGCGCCGGACTTCAGGAATTTCGTCCAAGCTTCTTTGAGCGCGTTCGTGGACATGTCGGACATGCCCGCAACCGTCTGGCTCACCTCATTCAAATACAGGCTTGCCGCGTCCATCGCCGCCTGATCGACCTCCACCAGCGTTGCCGCTTTCACTTCTTGCAGCGTCGAGGTTTCAATCGTTTTCGGCGGCCCGGCGGCCGGTTCCGGCGGAAGCTTTTTCGGCAAGCCAGGCAGAACATCCGCATCGGCTTCGCTTGCGAGCAACGCTTTGACCCGCACGTAGGGCGTCCCGTCCGCCTTCTTCGTGACCTTGATGACTTGCAACACCGTGTCTTTCGGCAACACCAACAAATCGCCCATTTTGGCCACTTGCATTCCGACCGGGACGACGATGCGGACCTCGACCGACGATGCGCCCGTGGTCGCGGCGGACTTGTACCCGCCGAACACGAAGCCCTTATCCTTGATGAGCGCGCCTTCGAGGTTGTTCCAGTTGGCAAGCAGATCGTCCGCCGCCGCGCCCACGGCCTTGCGGATCATGACGGTTTCCTTGACCACTGTTTCCTTTTTGATGCCGTCGTCCGCATCCGTGATGATCTTGTTCATCACCTTCGGCGAGTAATACTGGCAGACAATCGGCTGCTCGGCTTTCTGGAAAGCGGCGATGTCCTCCTGAAAGTCGGCCTTGGTTATGAGCTTCTTGCCCTGGCAGAACCGCAACCAATCGTTAATCTCCGTGTAGTTGCCGAGTTGCGCGAGCGCCTTGATCTCGGCTTGCGTCATCAACGCCGCCATCGCTTCCACGACCTCGGGCGGCAAAAGTTTTTCTGTCGCGGCTTCGAGGACTTGCGTCGGCACCGGCTGCCATTTAGCGCCGATCTCCGGCGGAACATCCGGCGCGGGCATCATCTCCTTGGGATCGACCGTTCCGACGGGAACGCACACGCCCCGGCACAAGGGGTGAAACGGAGGAACAGCGTACCCGTGCCGCTGCAACTCGTCGTTTGTCATCTTCGAGTAGTTCTTGAGGCTTTCCTTATCCCCCTTGGGGAAGGGAAACATCTGCTTCAAATCGTTCGGGTCTTGCGTCGATAACGCCCGTTCAAGCAGCGACTTCGCCCCCGGCACGGAGAAAGTCCGCCCGTGCATATCCATGCAGAACGGACACGTCCGCTCATCCAGGATTTCGGTAATCTGGTACGTCTCATCGCCGCCCGCATTGGCTTCAGCGAGATACCCGTAGGAGACAAGCCGCGACGTAGTGAGATTTGCGCCTATGTCCACGGCGACGGAGCCGCCTTCCAGGATTGCTTTGTTGAGCGCCTCGACAAGCGCGTTGTCATACGCGGCTTTGGCCACCGCAAGGGTTCCCTCAACCATCCCCTGCGCTTCCATTTGCGCTTTGTGCTGCGCGTCCTCCAGCAGTTGCGCGGCGGCGCGCTGCATTTCAATGACGGCGTTCTTGAGGCCGTTGAACAGCAACGCTTGCGCGTTTCGCATGAAGTTATCCGGCCATTCATACGCGCCTGCGCGAAGCGCCGTTTGCTTCCACGGCTTGCTCAACTGCGCGCCGAACGCCACGCACTCCGGCAACACGCCATCGATGTTTTCCTTGGCTCCGGCGCAAATATCGTCCACGGAGATCGACGACACCAGCCGATGCGCGTCATCCCATTTGTCCTGTGCAATTAATTGCACAAGCTCGGCAAGCTGCGCCTTCGCGTACTTCTGCCACAGCAACTTCAACCGCGCGCCCATGCGCGCTTCGAGCGTCAAGAAGTGGGAGAGTTCCATCGCTCAATGGGCGTGATCGAGATGCACCTTCGCGACATCCAGGACGAAGGAAATGGCTTCGCTGATCGCCGCTTCCTTGACAAAAGGACCGCCATGTATGCGCGTGAGGCGCATGACCGTCTCGAACTGGTACGGCGGCAACTGCGCCATTTCGCCGAGTATCGACGACATGCCCTCCTGATCGCGTCCGGCCCAAACTTCCCAATAGCGCGTGGAAAGATCGGTTAAGTAACTCTCCGACTTTGCAACCGGCACGGGCTTGCCTGCGGCTTTCTGTCCAGGCTGCGCGCCCGCCGGAACGCCGGCATCGTCGAGACCGAACCTTTGCGCCGCTTCCAACTGCTTATCTAGTTGCGCCTGCTCGTAATGCTGCTTGTCGTGCTGCATGTTGAGGTTGGTGATTTCGTTCAGCGTCTTGATTTCTTCTTCCGGCGAAATCGCCTTGGCGCTTGCCGCAAGCTCGACGGCCCTCAATTGCTGCGTCACGTCTTTCACGGCGAGGGGCAGCGACCGGAATTTGTATTTGGTTTGCCCCGGCTTGGAGAGCGGCATTTCCTCGTCCGTCGCGTCCTCGGTTGCCGGGTTCGCGCCGATCTTGCCGGCATCGTCCTCCACCGCCTGCGGCATTGCTTTGCGCAACCGCGCCAGCGCCGCCTTATGCGCCTTCTTGACGTTCTCCGGCACGTTGATCGCATTGGCTTGCAGGATTTCCGGCATGATCTTCAAGTTGACCATCTCATCGAATTCGTCCCGCTCCGGCTGGAACACCTGCGCATCGCCGACCGTGAAACTGGCAAAGGCCGTCGCATACGAGTAATCCTGCGTTCTGCCCAGGAAGATAGCCGGCAGTCGCCATGCCGAACGCACGTTTTCGCTGCACCGCTGATCGTAGCTCAGGAACATCGCATCCGATTGGCGCTCCGCGCCGAACCGCTCCACGGCGATCTTCACATTGGCTTGCTGCTCCAATGAACCGCCCGTGCCGAACACCTCCAGCACCGCAGCCTTGTGCTTGGTCTTGGCCTGTCCGGTGAAATGCCGCTCCATGTCCTGCTTGGACTTCTCCGCCATCTGGCCGCCGGAAATAAAGACCATGATCGGCGGGATGCCGCCGCTATCGAAGAACGATAGGTTGTTTTCCTCGGCGCTGCGACTGCCGACGACGCTTGGCGCTTGGGCGATCCACGCAGGAATGCCGTAGGGCGTCCGAACATCCGGGTTCTTTGTCAGGTGGATGATCTCGCCGCCGCGCTGCTGCGCGTTGAATGTCACGCCTTTCTCCGCCCATTTCCCGGTGTCGCGCTCAATATCGCGACTGGCCTTGAACTCCTTGAAGTAGATCAGGCGATTGTCGATCTTCTGCGCATAGCGGCGCTCCCGCATCCAGACGGAAAATTCGACTTCGCGGCCCAGGCGCATGACCTTCCGCGTCACCATGACGGGCGTATCCAGCCGAACCAGCCGCATGGTCTTGGGATCGACGCGGCGGAGAAACACAAGCTTGCCGTCCGCCGAACGCAGCACTTCGATATAAGCGTTGCCATGGACCTCAAGATCGCGGCGAACCTGCTTGCGCAACGTCATGAACGACGAACCCGGATAGACCTCATCGAAGAAGTCCATCAAGTTGGCGATTTCCTGTTTTTGCACCTCGTCCGGCTCGCCCGTGCCTGTGTCCGTCTCGATGACAAAACCCGTGCCATCGACATTTGTCTCCATGGTGTCCACACAAGAACCAAGCGCATTGTTGTGCGAGACCAGATATTCCAGCGTGTAGAAATTGTACGGCGGCTGGATAATCAAATTCTGGTTGTTGAGGCTTGTTGCCGTCTCGTAATAGCCCTGCCAGTCGTCTTCCAGCTCCATCGACTGTTGCTTGACCTCGCCACGGACGAGCCGACCAAGCGGGCCGCTATCATCGACCACTTTGCCGATGGACATCATGCGAGCTTGAAAAAGGCGCGGCGCAGGCTGTGCGGCGGCAATCTGCGCGCTTGGCTTTGCTGACATGCGAACCCCCGAGCTTAGCACTGGCAGAACCGTAACAGACTTATGCTGCCAGCTTCAACTCCTTTAGCTTGGTGAGCCTCGCAAGGTTGGGTCCGATCTCGCCATCCGCCGGGAACGTCAACTCCGGCTCCCACTGAAACACTTTGCGATAAGGCAATTCGTTCATGACCTCGATGACCTTGTAGGTCAGCTCCTGCGCTCTCGCGGCGGGCACGTACCCGTACAAGCTATCATGCGTCATGCCGACGATCTGGATGGGATAGTGCGGCACCAACAATTCCTCCACGCGCGCAATCGCCCACAACGCCAGGTCGGAAAGCGTTGCTTGCACCGGCGCGTTGATCGCTTGCCGCTCCGCGTAGGCCCGCACCTCCTGATCGTAGGATTTAATCAGCGGAAGGTGGCGCACACGCCCAAGCGGACTACGGATGAAGCCATGCCGGCGGGCCGTCTGCCGCGCTTTTTCGTGCCACTCGGGCAGGCCGGCATAGAGCCGCATGAAATCGGCGCGATACGCTTCCGCATCTTCCTCGGTTATCTTCGTCTGGTAGCTGTTCCAGCAATATGCGACGAAACCGGCGGCCCCCATCCCGTACAGCAAGCCGAAATTCGCCGACTTGCCGATCTGCCGCAGCGCCGAGAATTTCTTTGGATCGGTCTTTTTCAACTCCAAGAATTTGTCGAGCGGCATCTTCACGATGTACGCCGCCGTGATTGCATGTAAGTCTTTATTATCCTTGTACGCCTGCAACATCGTCGGTTCATGCGCGAGACACGCCGCGATGCGCAATTCCCCCTGCTCGAAATCGACCTGGAAGAAAAACCAATCTTCCGGCGCGGGAAAGCATTCGCGCAACCGGTCGGCCCAAATCGTGTACAACGGCAATGTCTGCATCGCAGGATCGCGCGCCGACGTGCGCCCCGTGCGAGCGCCCGCGTCGTCGTCTTCGATGTACAACGCCCCCCGGAACAGCGCGTATGTCGGATGGAACCTCCCGTCCGGCCGCAAGTGCTGCAAGAAACCACGAACGTAAGTCGAGAGCGTTTTAGACGTTGAATTGTAGGCTTCCAGTTTTTTAACGAACGTCGCCGCGTCCGCGTGGTCGGCGAACATCACTAGGTGATCGAAGGACGTGGACGGCTTGCGGGACTTCGGCGTCTGCATCTTAGGCTTGAAGCCATAGCCCAAATCCGAAAAGAACATATCGCTCACGATCTTGGACGTGAACGGCGTCTTGCCCTCCGTCAGCTTATCGGCGATCTCGACCGAATGCTTCGCGCGGACACGACCGGGCATCAACTCCAGCATCTCCGTTTGCAATTGCTGACTGGCGGCGACCAGATCGCTCTCCAGTGCGCGGAATTTCTCGTAATCGACCAGCACCCCGCGTTGCTCAACCTTCTCGAACGCCCGCACCGCCGGATGCAGCAGCTTGGCGTAGAAGCGAGTGAGCGCCTTGTCGTCCATGAGCTGCTTTCGCAACACGTAATACGTGCGCAACACCGCATCCGTGTCCCCGCCCTGATAATCCCCGAGGCGATCCGCCGGCACCAGGTCCATGCGGCTCTTGTCGAACTCACGATTGAAACTTGCATCATAGCCGCCAAGGGGCGTCATGATCTTTGCGTGAGTGCTGAGACTGTTGCTGCGGTTCTCGTCCAGCAAAGAACCGACGATGACCGTATCGAACGGAAAATTGGTGCAACGGATGCCCCATTTCCGCTCGATCCATATTGCATCGTACTTGAAATTGGCTCCGACGATCTTGACCTTCGGCGTATTCAGGAGCCACTCGATTTGCGCGCGCTGCTTGTCCGTCGGCTTGTCCCCTTGTTTTGGGAAATGCAGCATATCGGCCACGCCGGGAGCGACCGAAAACGAGATGCTGATAATCCACGCTTCCTCGATGTAGGGCACGAGGCCAAGCGTCTCCGTGTCGCATCCGACCGGAACGGCCGCCGCGACCGCCGCCTTTTCCGGGGGCTTGCCGGCGGCGATCTCCGACGCATAATTCCGCGCATACATCGCTTCGATCCGATGGATCGCGCCGTCGAGATCATCGACCCAGGCATAATTGCCAAGCGGCGGCTCAAGGCTTCCCGTTCGATGGAAACGAGCGGCCAGGGTTATATCCCATGCGATTTCGGCAGGCTTCGCCGCATCGCTGTGTCGCGTCTGCGGATCGAACGTGAAGCACCAATGCCCGGCCGCGCCGTCGCCATGCGCCGGCCCTTTGACAGGCAGTCCGCGCATACTCGTGACCGTGCGGTTCTTGGGGATCAAGCCGGCATGTTGTAGGCACAAGAGCGGCTTGACGCCAAACGCAAGCACGATCTCGCCCGGCCCCGGATAAAGGGGCGTGTCGTCGAACCTTACAGCCTGAATAGGCACGGCATCTGGAAGCGCAAGAAACGCCTGTTCGCTGACCGCCTGCAATTCCTCTTTAGGTGCCGCCGTCCAAAGCTTTAGAATGCTGTCACCCGATCACAATATCTGCTTCCAGGTCGTGCCCGTGGCTCGGCGTTCAAACGCCGCTTGGACGCACGGGTTCAAAAGCTTGTCCGCCTCATTGAAGGTCAATACTTTATTGCGCTCGAAAATTTCGTTCAAGCCCCCCGACACCTGCGATCCGTCGATTAGCGAGATCGTTATCGCCGCATAATTGCTGTCGTTCCCGGCAAAGAAATAGAGATCGCCCTTGACGTGCACCAGGACGCCGATCTCCGTGCCCGACAAGTCGCACAGGCTGGACACGATCTTCAGAGGCAACGTGAGCCGCAAGCCCGGAAGAATATCGAGGTTGAAATTCTTGCGCCCGCGAATTTCGATGCCATCCTTGCCAAGCTCCAGCTCCATGTCGATGGCGTCGGCCAACGGATACAGCTTGTACAGCGACAGTCCTTTGCCGGCGCTCATTTGGACAGCTCCATCCATACCAGTTTCGTTTCGCCCCGCTGCGTCAGCTTCTTGACCATGTAACGGCAAAGCGTGATGCCGAACCACACGGCCGCCAGCTTCTTGGTATTGTTCGCCGTGTTGACCTCGAACACGGTCCACCGCAGGCTCTCTTGCGTCAGGCCCTCCATGAACGGACCCGTTTCCACAACGTCGCCGATGCCCAGGCTGTCGAACTGCTGCGCGTCCATATCAGTTGCCCTTGTGCGCGATGCGCATGATGTTCGGCGGCAACGTGGTCAAGTCGGCCATCAAGCCGCCAATGATCGCGCCCAAGACCTTCGCCGCGATGACCACATCTTCCACCTTGAGGTGGATCGACACATAGTCCTTTCCCGTTACAACATCCAAGCCAAGCCCGACGATCCTTGCTTTGTAATCGTCGAGCTTGCCGACGATCCGAACCGACAACGTGTTGTTCTTGTATCGCGCGGCAACACGCAGATCGCTGGCAGCCGCGACGAGGAAATACCGCGATGAATGCGTCGTGCCTCGAACCGGCTGATACAAGCGCACGGCCGTGCTGAGAGGCACGGGTTCCAGGGTTAGCATCTGCTCGGCGGTAATTTCATCGCCGACGTTCGACACCGGCACCGGATGCGGCATGGCCGGCGGCTTTTGCTTCGCACCCCAAGTTTTGAACGGCTGCGCAAGCACGTCCGGTTTTGTCTCGGACGAGCCGGAAAGGCCGGCCAATACGTCATTGACGGCCTTGCTTGTCATCGCTTTCAGCGTAGCGGCAGTGGATGAGCCGATTTTGCCCTCCAACAGCAACTTGATGAAGCTCTGCTTGACGGGAACGCTGGCCAGCACTTCCCCGCCCTGCACCAGCTTCATGGCGACGGGGCCAATGTGCACAACCACATTGGCGGCGAGCAACGCTTTGATTTTCTCTGGCGGGATCGCCAAAAGTTCCAAAGCCTTGAACCCGTCGTGATCCTGGAAAACAATTGGCATATCACCCTCCTTGGCGCTTGAAATCGGTCAATCGTACATCATGCATCGGGCATGGTCAAGTGCAATTAATTGCACTTACTCGCAATCGTCCATCGCATTAGCGCCCCAAATATTGCCGCGCCGATGCAACGGCCGGCCCGTAGTAAGGCCCCGCTTGCCAAGCTTCACAAGCCCGCCGTCGTTCCCGGACCTGGCTTTCGAGAAATCCAAGCCGGTCGGCGACAGCAAGCCCGTAAACTCCTTGCGCGGCTCGGCCTTGTCCACGCCGAAGTGATGCATGAGGAACGAGATTTGCGCCGCGCTCTCGACCGCTTTGTTGCAGTAATTCGCGCGCACGTATTCAATCGCTGCCTTGTCCCCGGACAGTTGCGCGTAGATCGCTGCAAGGAATGTCCCCGTGCGCCCGTGCCCGCCGATGCAGCCGACATGAACCTTCTTGCCCGCTTGCAACTGCTCAATGGTCCAATCCACCAGCTTCTTGAACTCGCTGGCATCCCTCGGCGCTTTGCAATCCTCGATATGGAAGTAGACCGCGTACTTGCCCTCCCACGGGCGGCAATCGTCGGCGAGGCGCATCACGCCATCGAAACCGATATACACATCCGCCTTGACCGCAGGATGCCCGCAGTAGCCGCCATGGATTTGGAGATTGCCAGGCAGTTTGAGCGGCTTATGGCTGTCCGCGCACCGCTTGTAAGGGGGCAGCTTGTACAGCCCGGACCCATCGTCGTTCGCCTTTTTCTTTTTCTTCTTGCCGCCATGGAAAGACCCCCCGGTCCCGGTGCTGTCCGACACCAGCGCATCCATGCTCTCGCGCCATTCCTTTTCATAGTCCGAAATTTTCACGGTGCGCCCCCGGTCGCCCACGTACTGCCCGCTGTCGAACCAATCGCGAATGTTCTTGGTCATCGTCTGTCTCCTGCTAGGCCGCCTTGGCCCGATAGATTTTCTTGACCTTGATCGGCTGTTCATTGCCGATTGTCGGCACCATTTCGACCCACAGTTTCGCTTCCAGTTGCGCCGCTTTCGTTGCCTGGGCCGCTTTCGCCTTGTCCGTCGCGAGCTTGGCTTTCTGCTCCTGGGCAGCGGCGACCTGCTTTTTCTGTTCCTGCGCCATGAAGTCGGCATACCACTTCGGCATACCGTGATGATGGACCTGATTTTCCTTGAACGAGCCATACTTGCCGACCGCGCCCAGGCTCTCGACCCGGAACCAATCGACATAACCGGGCGCTGTCCAATCCGGCCCAAGCAACGCGGAGCAAGTCGTGAATGCATCCTGCACGGCCGACGTGAGACATGCCTTGTGGAGTTCCGAATTGGCCACGAGCTGCGGTATCATGCCGGCGCGCTGCACATCCAACACCCGACACAACGTGTTCTTGTCGTAGGTCGAGAACAACATGCCCTTGTTGAAGATCGGCCCACCATTGTGCGCCAGGGTATACGCCGTATCGAGCATCATTTCCGGCGTGAATTCCCCCGACAGCAGGCGATTGAGCGTTCGAGCGATATTGCCCCACGCCGGGCCGCCGTAGCTGCTCGGCCATTTGCCGTTGAAGAAAACCCACTCCATCATTTCGCAATACTGACCGATTGTGCACTTCGGCGGATTGGAGCGCAGAAACTTAACGGCCGTAGTAGCGTCGTCCGGCGTCAGCTTGAGATGTTCGTATGCCTCTTGGCCGAATAGCTTAACGATTTTCTTTTCC